CGGGGAAGTGGCGATTACACAAGGAGCCATCGAGGAAGGAAGAAAAAGCCAGATCCACGAAACGAGGAAGACCGCCCTGCCAGATTGCATCGAAAAGCGAAGAAAGACACGGCGACGGGGAAGTGGCGATTACACAAGGAGCCTCGCTATGACTCCTTTGAACCCGTGGAGGCTGCCATGCGCAAAGCACGTGCTAAACGAAAAGACACGTTTACTGAAGCGCAGACACCGTTTGAGAAATTTGCTCAGGACATTTCAAAGACTCAACCGAGTGTGCGGCCCCGTATACCTTGGGATGTGCGTAAAGCCAGGAAAAAGAAAGATGATAAGGGCTCGTTTTTAAATGTGGGCAAGAGTGGCCTGCAGAAGATAATGAGCACTTTCAAACGCACGGGAAAGTTGCCAGAGTTTAGCCAGATAACTTGGCAAAAGCTATTCAACCCAAAGCACACTAAGAAGTTGGATAAGCAAGTCCTGGATCAGATCAGGCAGCTATTGTTGATAGCGGGCATCGAACCCAATCCGGGGTGGAAAGACACTAAAGTTGATGACCGCAAGAACAACAAAAACGGGACACTCCCCCCTAGGAAAAGTACTCGCAAGGGCCGGCGCCCTGCTAACTCCAAGCTTGCTAAGGCAATCGAGGAGAGAGAAGCAATGGAACAACGCCAGGCCAAAGAACTTGCGGACCAGATAACTAGTGAGGGTAATCCCAATCGTGCCGCTATTGTCCAAGCTGCACGTACTGCGATCCAGGCGGGTCTTGGTTCGGAAGTCAGTAAGGGGAAGGAACCGGTAGACGATGAAGCTTACTATAGTGCATCGGAACATGATCCAGAAGATGCATATCCCCACGACTTTTACGACAACAATGCGCTCCCGCTTGTCCCATCTTGTTCGTACGACCCAAACTCCTTCAATCCTCCCGTCGACGACACGCTGCCTCGCGTTTCTGAGGTATCAGATCCTGTGGTTTCGCGGATTACTGTGCAGCCACCGGAGCGTCCTTTGAAAGTCACCGTTGTTCGCAAGACACAAGATGACTTGCCACCCCCCCCTGTTGATCAAGTTGCAGCCAGGCCTGTGAATACTGGTGTCCTCCCTGAAGATGAGGAACCACCACTTGATGGTATGCGCTTGACGCCTAAAATAATCGAAGACGCGTTTGCCTCGCATGGTCAGAAAGTCTATTTGTCAAATGGTGATTTAGTTCACTATATAGATACCATGGCAAAGGAGGCGCGTCTGTCCGAAGACCGTAACGTCCCGCTGTGTAAGCGGAGAGTGATTTTAGGCTCGCTGGTTACGAGGGCCACTGCGCGTCCCATGGACTTAGGTCTGATCGGTCGATGCGCGTTATCTTTAGCTGGGCCTTTGCTTAACCTTCGTCGTGTCCTTCCAGCGAACGGGCTGTGTAGTAGTATCGTCGACTACATGGTCCGTGCTTTTAAGTGGTGTGGTTTGATTGTTGACGTTCGCCATTGCTATTGTCCACATTTGTTATCTATAGCATGTCGTCAACATAGTAGCAAGACCAAGCCTGAAGTTGTTACCGCGAACATCAGGCCTGTGATATTGCGTCAGGCAAATTTGGCAATCTCAGACAGGATGAGTTTGCCAATTGCTTTTAGCACAGAGTTCTACGCGCCGGCTGTTGTTCAGTCGTATGATTTAAACTACCCAGCCGCCCAACTCGTTCCTGTGCCCGTCCAAGCGTTGTTACCGCCAGTCTTAAACGTAGATCCAACGACCAGCTGGCCGGTCAATCACACGTATACGCAGTCGGGTATAGACCTAGCGAGTTGGGCGTTGACCAACTTCCTGAACCACATGCCGTCCTGTTCGACAAAAATAGACAAAGCCTGCGGCTCCCTGGCACTCGCAGCGGGAGGAGCCGTAACTTTAGGCGTCTCAATTTCGGCTTTGTTCGCGGGTATTACCCTATTTCGTGTGATCGCCATGACCCTGAAACACTTACCCGCGGTCTTCAAAAACGTCTATTTCGCGATATGCCACCTGCCTCACCTGACTTCTACCGTGAGTTCGCTGATTTCGTCGCTAGGTGGTGTCGGGACAACCTTAACCCGGTTGTTGTTCCAACGTTCGATGAGTGGCTGCAGAGCACTAACTACACTCAGCAACGCCGTGACCAATTACGGCGTGCTGCTGAGTTAAATCATTTCACACGACCCACTCGTCGCAAGGCATCCCACGTAGATTCTTTCGGCAAATTAGAAGCTTACGAAGTTTACAAAGAATTACGGTGGATAAATTCCCGACATGATGCCTTTAAGTCCTATTCTGGTAGATTCTTCAAAGCAATTGAAGACGAAGTCTACAAACACCATGCTTTCATCAAACATGTGCCAGTGCCAAATCGGCCCCAGAGGATCGCCCTCATGAAGAAAGCAGGTTTGTTCTATTACGAAAATGATTATAAATCATTTGAAGCGTCGTTTGTTCGAGATTTAATGATTGCGGGAGAGTGTCAAGTTTACTCTTACCTGTTGAGCAAATACCCGTCGGATGCTCGGTATATAAATAGTGTTCTGACGGGTGTTAACCGGTTGCACACGCGTGTAGGCGTGCGCATCAATCTCGAAGCGCGGAGGATGTCTGGAGACATGTGTACCTCAGTTGGCAACGGGCTGACCAACTTGTTGATTGTTTCGTACCTCTGCCAGAAGAAGAAATGTTCCTTAGACGCTGTTGTTGAGGGCGATGACGGGATCTTTGCTGTCTCCAAGCAGTTAACCGAGCATGACTTTAGGGAGTTGGGGTTTTGGGTTGAGATACATGAGGTGTCTGACCCTTGTAAAGCCCACTTTTGTGGCATGACGTTCGCAGAATCCGGCGAAATCATCAAGAATCCTAGGCGCGTTCTACAGACCTTTGGCTGGACGCATAGTTATTTGAACGCGGGTCCTAAAATTATGGATTCCCTATTGCGGTCAAAAGCGCTATCCCTCGCTTATGAATTGCCGCAATGCCCTATTGTTGGCGTCCTGTCCCGTGTGACCTTGGAGCTCACGCGGGCCGTTACCCTAACGCACGTCGAGGAGAGATGGGATTATGACGTTCGGTCATTAGCTGAACCGTGTGTGCCTTTCAATCCTTCGTCAGCTACCCGTAATCTCTTCGCTGAACTATACGGCGTTAGTGTACAAACCCAGCTAGCTGCTGAAGAAGCTATCCGAGACCATGATATGGACCTCCTCGCACAGCTTTTGCCTGCTCTTCCTGCTTCTGAGCACTACGGTGCCAGATACATCGAAGTGGGGTGAGTGTCTGAATTTAGCCGTACATAGCACACACCACACACACCCACCCAACTAACAACCAAATAGGGGC